TGATGTTGATACTGCTGAGGCTGATGACATTATTGCTACACTGACGATACGACACTCAGCACATCAGAAGGTGATGATTTTATCTTCAGACAAAGACTTTGCACAGTTGCAGAAGTTTGACAATGTTGAACAATATTCACCCATACTCAAGAAGTTCATCAAAGAACCTTTACCAGCGGTGCAATTGAAGCAAATGATTATTCGTGGCGATAAGGGTGATGGTATACCCAACATTCTGTCTGCTGATGATAGCATCGTCAATGGCATTCGTCAGAAGCCAATTACCGAAGCAAAGATTATCAATTGGTTGAACCAAGCACCAGAAGATTTTTGTGAAGGTGAAATGCTGCGTAACTACAAGCGCAATGAAATGATGATTGATTTGACCAGAGTGCCAGAAACACTTCAGAAAAGTATTATAGATACATATGAAGGTGCTGCTGGTCACACTAAGCAGCACTTCATGAATTACATGATTGCAAACAAATTAAAAAACTTGATTGAAGTCATTGACGAATTTTAGAAATGGAAAAATATGAGTTCTGAAAAACTATACTCCGAAATATTTCAGGAGTTTGAGAATGCTCCAACAAAACAAGAACGAATAAACATTCTACGCCGTGAAGGTGATGAACGTTTTCGCTTCTTTCTTCAATTAGTATTCAATCCTGCCATAGAGTTTGATATTGCGTTGCCTGACAGGTATCGACCAGCAAAAGAACCCGCTGGTTTGAATTTTGCCTATCTGGACACACAGATGCCAAAAATGTATCGATTCATCAAGAATCATCCTATGCGTCCAGAAGGATTTTCCGCAGAGAAGACTACACAACAAATTTTGGTTATGGTAGAATCATTACACAAAGATGAGGCTGCGATTATACTTGACGTTCTACAGAAAAAATTCAAGGTAAAACATCTCACTGCCAATTTGGTTAAAGAAGCATTTCCTGATTTGGTTATCTAGGAGATAAAATGAGTGATGGTGGAAAGGGGTCTAAACCTAGACCGATTGAAATACCACGTGAAAAATTCAGCGATAACTGGGATAAAATTTTTGGTAAAAAGGTGAAAAATGAAAGTAGCAGTCGTAACTCCAACAATCGGAGCAAAAACTCTAAGTAAATGCATTCAATCTGTTGAAAACCAAACATATGATAATCTGACACATTATGTTTTTCTTGATGGTGAGGAAGAGCATGGCGACAAAATCTGGAACCAACTTCAGGGTGCATCAAAAGTCAAAACAATCCGCTTACAAGAAAATATCGGCAAAGGCTGGTATGGTCATCGTGTATATGCTGCATGTGGTTTTCTTGTCAATGCTGATGTTGTATGTTACCTTGACGAAGACAATTGGTTTGAGCCTAATCACGTTGAGAAACTTGTGGAGAGAATCCAAAAGGGTGTTGATTGGGCATACTCACTAAGAAAGATTGTTGACAAAGAAGGCAACTTTGTTGCTGAAGACAATTGTGAATCATTGGGTCAATGGCCAATCTATTTCAACAAAGATGCATTTCATATTGACACCTCATCGTACATGGTGAAGATTGATATTGCACGAAAACTTGGTGCCGCATGGTATGGTCAGTGGGGTGCTGATAGACAATTCTTCAATGCACTCAAACAATACTTTCCAAACTATTCATGTTCCAGAGAATATTCATTGTGTTATCGTTTAGATGGTAATCCTAATTCTGTGAGTGCCGAGTTCTTTGAAAAAGGTAATGCAGAAAACGAAAAACAATACCCCGATGGTTTTCCTTGGAAGAAAACATTCAAAGAAGAATATATTGTGGGACCTGGCATAACGATTGTGAGCGGCTAATGTCAGAAACACACAAGAGAACAATAGTTCGTGCAATTAGTTGGCGTATCGTAGCAACATTAGTTACCGCAGCATTTACTGGATTGTCTGGTGCTATCGTCATCAATGTTTTTATGACAATCGCACATTACATTCATGAAAGAGCATGGTTAAAAGTTAATTGGGGTAAAACTGAATGAGAACAGCATTGGTAACTGGTGGGTCGGGCTATCTTGGTTCACACTTAGGTAAGGCACTTAAAAAAGCAGGTTACTACACAGTTTGTTTCGATATAAAAACACCACAGAATGATTTGTATTGGGATGTCTATCATCCAGGTGATACTCGATCTTATCAAGACCTATCAAGAGTGTTTACAAACTGGCGACCAGATATTGTATTTCATTTAGCTGGTCGTATTGAAGTTGGTGAATCAGTCGAACATCCTGAAGAGTTTTGGGACATCAATGTAGGTGGCACTTGCAATCTACTTTACACAATGAGAAAATTTGATGTTACTAATATTGTTTATTCTTCTACTGCCGGTCTTTATAGTCCTCAGCTTACCAGCCTCTCTGAGAAATCAGAAATAGGTGATAACAATCCATACGCTAATAGCAAGTATGCTGCTGATCTTGCTGGCGCTGATCCTGATGGTGAGATGGGTGAAGAGCATGAACCCGAAACACATCTGATTCCGCTAGTATTTAAAAATCTAAATAGCTTCATTATCAACGGAGATAGTTACAATACGATTGATGGTACATGCATTCGTGATTATGTGCATGTATCTGATGTTGCAGATGCACATATCCTAGCTGATAATTATTTACAAACAAATTTAAAAAGTGTTCCTAGAGTATTCAATCTGGGAACAGGAAAAGGTCATACAATTCTTCAGGTGATTGATGCTGCTGAAAAAGAATTGAATATCAAAGTCAACTATTCGTTTGGTCCAAGAAGAGCGGGTGATCCTTCACGCCTCGTAGCAATTCCTGATCTGGCTAAACGACATCTAAATTTCAAACCCAAACACGATTTAAAATCCATTTTGAGAACTGCGTACAATTGGTATGAGCGACAAAGAGATAGAAATACAATTTGAACAATATGCCCATTTTTTGTCCGGTAGCATTGATCCGACAAATATTGAAGCAGCATCACGCTGGTTGCTTTATGCCAAATTCAACAAGATTGAAAAGCCACTGACATTACACATCAACTCTGAGGGTGGTAATTTGGGTGATGCGATAGGTCTGACTGATCTGATGTTGGGTTTAGGTTTACCTGTTCGCACACTTGCGTATGGTAATCTAATGAGTGCTGCATTTGTGATATTTGCTGCTGGTGAAAAAGGCTATCGTGCTGTGGGTAAAAACACGACCGTGATGATACACCAATTCAATGATGAGATGGGTGGCAAGTATCATGATATGCGGGCTTATGCAAAAGAGTGTGATAGGTACCATCACAAGATGGCAAAGATTCTTGCTGACTGTTCAAAACTGTCAGTTAAGGATATCAAATCCAAGTTTCTGCGACCAACTGATGTTTGGTTGACCGCTGAAGATTTGATAGAATATGGTATTGCAGATATTATCTTTTAGGAGCAATAAATATGTTGTCTGGCGGTAAGAAATTTCAGAAACCGAAAAAAACCAAATTTCACAAAAACCGTGAGCAGTACGAGAATCAGCAATTGAAGAATCAAAAGCATCATGATAAGTCTCTGTACCGCTTGCTCAAGCAGGAAAAAGATTATGTCTTATAAAGAACAAATTAGAAAACGCATACGAGAACTTGAAGACAAGATTGCTGAGTCCAACGTTGACAAAGTTCAACTGGAAAGTCTGCGTTCAGAATTGGCTAGACTGAACATGCAAGACTTTGAAGAAGACTTGCGTACCGAAGGCACACAGCAACTACTCAAAGGTTAGGGTCGAGTCTCTTGTTCGTATAAATAAGCGAATAGGAGACTACTATGCCACTAACAAGAATTACCGCTGGTGCGTTGGCAGATGCTAACGTCACTACAACTAAATTGGCTAATGCCAATGTCACTTCGCCCAAACTGGCGCAAAATCTCAGCGTTTCTCTAACTAGAGTTTTAGAGGAAGCAAATATCTCAACAACGGCTCTTGGTGGAAACGTCAATATTGATGTTTCAAATGCTACCGTCTACTTTTTTGATGCCAACACCACAGCAAATCTAACATTCAATCTTCGTGCAAATAATACGCACACTTTCGACTCAGCAACTCAAATTGGCGAAAGCACGACGATTGCTATAGCTGTAAAACACGGCACTGCTAGACACACAGCGAATTTGTATGTTGATGGGGGTTTGATTACAGGTTCATTCACAGGTAGTTCAAATTCATTGTTCTATGCTGCAAACATAAGACCAGTTTATGAACTCATCAACAATGGTGAAATAAATCTTTTTAGCTACAGCGTATTTAAAAAAGCAGCAAATTCTTACATAGTGGTTGCTGCTAATACTTTATTTGGGTTGGGATAAAAATGCCAATTTTAGCATCACTCAGTTCAACTATTTTAGCTTCTTTTAAACTTCTTGGTAGATCAATCGCAAGAACATTTGTCATACGACAGACTTTTTATGGAACATCGACATGGCAAGCGCCTTCTGGGGTTACACAGGTCGATTATCTTGTAGTCGCAGGTGGTGGGGGTGGTGGTCAATCTGCTGCGCCAAATCCAGTTAATACTGGTGGCGGCGGTGCTGGTGGTGTTTTAGAAGGCACTGGTTTGTCTGTGACTGGAGGACAGACATACACTATTACTGTTGGTGGTGGCGGTGGTCTTTCAAGTAACGGCACAAATTCTTCAATCACATCTGCCAGCCCTTTTTCAAATGTGATTGCTTTTGGAGGTGGTTCTGGCTCACCTTTCTCACCTACTAATGCTCCTGGTAGAGATGGTGGTTCTGGTGGAGGTGGCACAGGTGGTAATTTCTTGACTCACAGTTTTGGTGGAAGAGGAATATATCCCGGTTCAGGTTTTATTAGTGCTACACGCCAAGGCTATGATGGTGGTATGGGAATGAACCAAGATCAACCTTATCATGGGGGTGGTGGTGGTGGAGCAGGCGGCGCAGGTCAGGCTGGTTATAATG